TCTCCTATTAGCGCCATTTTACCTAGTACAGTTTTGTTACTTGCATCACCTACATCAGCTTCGACTTGCAACATCATCTCATTTGGAAGATCTTTCATGTCAACTGTACTGTAGAAGTTGTTACGATCATAGTAACCAACTGATTGGGTTCGCATTTCCATTTTCATCGTCTTATACACACCTTCACAAAGTTCGGCTAAGCCGGTCTCCATGAATCTTCGGGCGATATGTTGAATGCGAGTTTGTGCTGCGGATTGCACAGAGGATACTTTCTGTTCTGAGTTTCCAGACACATAGAGAGTATCATTAAGACCTTGGGCTGCTTTAGACAGTCCATTGGCTTGTTCTTTGTGCTTCTGCAAGAATTCAAGCAGAGGCACTGTACCTGTAGATAAAGACTCAGGTGGCATGTTTTTAATAGCTGCCGCTGGGTTACCATTTGTAGGTACAATTTGTTTTGGCTTCATGTTTTGCAATGCAGAAAAATCTACTATATTAGGATCAGCTAGTTTAGGGGAGTAGTTAGTTAAGTAAGTATTCTCAACAAAACCACGTAGTATAGCTGTAGATGCTAACGTAGCAGGTCGGGTCATATCTGCCATAGACAGACCAGCCCATTCGTGTGGGATATCAAAAGCCTTAAGTTCTGCGATTTGAATACAGTCAACATCTTCTTCAAAGAGCACATGATCTCCG